AGTAATAACTATATAAGATAGTTTGCTTACTAGGTTACTTGTTTAGTAGATATATAACAGGGTCAATCGTTAAGCGGGAAGACTGAGAGATTACCTCCTCCCCATCCGCGCCCCTTATCAATTTATCGGGGTATCGCGTTAAATACTCAATAAAACAATACTAAACCCTTATGTTACAAGGGCTCTAGGACGGTTACCACCTCTTAAACCTTATAGCGCGTGCATCCGGTTCATTGAATGGGTTTGGGTCTGCTTAGGTGCGTGCCCCATTCACCTTTCCCCCCAAAAAAATTATCAGTTTTCTCTTTTCTGCATCTTTTATTTATGCGTATAATGACTACATAGCACATAAGGGATAGCATGATGAATATAGAGTTAAGCAAGAGCGTTCCGCTCCCCGAACCCAGAAGGACATACCCGTATAAAGAGATGGCTATTGGCGATTCTTTCCTCATTGAAGGGGGTAAGCTGCAAGTCGTGTGTAACGCCAATTACAGAGCCTCTAAACGCCTTGGAATGAAGTTTGTAGCCCGTAGAGAAGAGATAGGAGTCAGAGTATGGAGAACGGCATGATGAACGGTACAGGACCTTCTTTCCTAGCCATGGAAGAAGCTAAACGGATGTATATGGATAGGGTTCAGAAGATGACCCATACCGAACTCTATATGGAGTTAATGCGGGTTCATACTGAAAGCTCTAAGCTCTTATCTAACGCTGANAAGGAAATTATCCGCCTTCGTGAAGCCTTAGAAGGCTATGATGACTTCGCATCGAGNGACTGCTGAAGACCGTATCTATTTGGAGTATCTCCGGTACATCTATAAAACGGAGATGATTCATGCTTGCCAATGTATCTACGATAAAGAGAAGATTGAGCTAGCAGCCAAGTGGAAGAGAAAGTATCCGCAAAGCACTTACAAAGAGTTAATCAAGATGGCAAAAGACCCTAAAGCAAGAGCGATTATTGCCAATTGGGATGTGGATAACTTTAGAAGCGCATCTAAATGAAATTTAATTTAAAGCAGTTTTATCAATTTTGCGCCCAACTCAAGATTGAAACCAAAGAGCAAGGCTTACGCAACCTTGATGACTTGCTCGGTACCCAAACCTATGTCATGGATGAGATAGCGTCTGGACTAGAGGAGGGAATCCATTTCTTTGTAATCCTTAAAGGACGGCAGCTTGGAATCACAACCATCTCACTCGCACTTGACTTGTACTGGCACTTCATTAACCAAGGTCTCAATGGCACTTTGGTTACAGACACGGAGGAAAACCGGGATATGTTTAGGGGGACGCTTGCCGCTTATATGGACGGTTTACCCAAAGAGTACCGAATCCCATTACTTACCCATAACCGGAATAGTCTTTCCCTCAAAAACCGTAGCCGTATCTTTTATCAAGTCGCAGGGCTTAGAGCAAAAGGTTCACTTGGTCGCGGCAAAGGTATCACCTTCCTCCATGGAACAGAGACAAGCTCATGGGGAGATGAGGAAGGATTAGCTTCCTTGCTAGCCTCGTTAGCTGAATCCAATCCTAAACGACTGTATATCTTTGAATCTACCGCTCGGGGGTTCAATATGTTCCACGATATGTATGTGACTGCCAAGAAAGCGCGTACTCAAAAGGCAATCTTTTGTGGCTGGTGGCGTAACCAGTTCTACTCTGCTGACCCTGATTCTGATGTCTATAAGGTCTATTGGGATGGAAAACTGACCTCTGAAGAGAAGGAATGGACTAGAGAAATTAAGAAGCTCTACAACTATGAGGTAAATTCCCGTCAAATGGCGTGGTGGCGCTGGAAGTTAGCTGAAGGTATTAAGGATGACGCCCTCATGTATCAAGAGTTCCCGCCTACCGAAGACTATGCCTTTGTGATGACTGGCAGTTCTTTCTTTTCTAATGCAAGGTGTACAGATGCCGTTAAGATTGCTAAAAAGATTAATTTCGATTGCTACAGATATGCGATGGGCGCTAATTTCCAAGATACTGAAGTTGTCAAGTCAACAGAAAGACTTGCAACGCTTAAAATCTGGGAGGAACCAATTGATACTGCTTACTATGTCATTGGTGCTGACCCCGCTTACGGTAGTTCTGATTGGGCTGACCGCTTTTGCATACAAGTGTACCGTTGCTATGCTGACGGTATGGAGCAAGTTGCTGAGTTTGCTACAAGCGAAATGAACACTTATCAATTTGCTTGGGTGATTGCTCACTTAGCGGGTGCCTACAAAAACTCTACCCTTAACCTTGAAGTCAATGGTCCGGGGCAAGCCGTTATTAACGAATTGCGTAACCTCAAGAGGCAAGCGTCTGCGATGGGCGGAGCGTATGGCGGAAAACTCATGGATGTTTTAGGTTCAATGCAAAACTACATCTGGCGCCGTAATGACACCATGGGCGGTATCTCTAACAGCATTGGCTGGATAACTACTTCCCAAACCAAGGAGCGGATGCTCTCCTACATGAAAGATTACTTTGAGCGGGGCATGATGGCAATCTACTCCCTTGATTTGATTGAGGAAATGAAGACCATTGTGCGTGACGGAGCTTCCATTGAGGCTTCAGGTCGCAACAAAGATGACCGAGTAATTGCTAGCGCTTTGGCAGCAGCCGCTTTTGCAGAGCAGCTTCAGCCGCGCCTCATAGCTCAAAAGATTACCCGTCAAGTGTCTCGCGCCCAAGAAGACCATACCCCTGAAGAAATTGCAGTTGGCAAGAATGTAAGTAATTACTTAAAGCGCATTGGTGTGTATGGAAACCCGTAAAGTTAGAACCAAAGCGGAGCTGCGTAGGATTATCGGTAAATTCTTGCGTGACCCCAATCGCGGTATCAGCATTAACTTGTTTGCCGATGTCTGCGGAGTCAACGAGGCGCACATGAGAGATGTCTTTATCTATGAGACTGAAAACATGGGCGAGTACCTCCAGCGCCGGGTGTCTAAGGGCTATGACGCATGGATACGAGGCGAAGTAGCCATCATGCAAAACAAAGACCGAACAAAATTTGTAGAGTTCCGCAGAGAAGCCAAACCTAGAATGGCTAGAACAACGGGCTTGCAAGTGATTAACGGAGAGATTAAGATTAGGGTGGGTATAAGCAATATGAACGATTATACGAATCAAACACTTGACGAGCAACTGAAGGGGAGATAACAATGGCGGTAATCAACGACTATAAGTGTGAGAAGCATGGGTACTTTGAGGCTAGAAAACCTCAATGCCCAATGAAAGGGTGCGAAGCGGAAGTCATGCTGGTCTTTTTACAAGCTCCAGCATTAATGTCACAAAGGACTAGGAAAAATGATAAAACGGTTAAGCAACTGGCTATGGACTTTGATATGTCAAACATCAAGTCAACCCGCGAAGGAGAAAACCAAGCCGGCTTCTTCACGCGCAAAAACAAAACCAGCAAAAAGCAGCTCGAACACGAAAAAGCCGCAGCCGAATCAAAGCAGCGCGAAGCGCGCCCGGGGGACTCGGCAATCTGGGGCGGCAAAGGCGGAATGAATATGGGGTCTATACTGGGAGGAAATCAGTTCCGTTCAGTAGCCGGAGAGTCCGTTGGTTTCAATCCAAAAGATGCTGGCAACTTGACGGGACCTAAAGCGGCAAGTTATATTGCAGACCATGAGAACCTTACTGTGAAAAAGTAAATGAGAATCCCAGAGAACAACGAAGCTAGAGAAATTTTTTATCTTGATTTAATTCAAAAGTGTCTAGTTTCGATAGATGAGCGCAAAGCGGATTACTCATCTTTGCGTTCATGGTTCTTGTTTGGNAATGGTCCAGATGAAGGTCCGGCAATCTTTAATAAGATTTATCCGCACATTGACCAGCTCACCAGCTTCTTATACTCNGCAGAGACAACACGATTCTCGATTAATGTAGGAGCTTCGGTTCCAACATTAGAACAAATTAAAGTCCCAACCTTAACAAAAGCCCTTAATGATGAGTGGCTTAATTCCAATGCAGACCAAGTTTTTAGCTTGGCGTTGACATGGGCTTTAGTGTTCAACACGACTTATGTAAAACTGGTGATGAACAACGGTATTCATCCGTTTATGATTGAGCCGTCATCTATGGGTGTATTGCGAGAAGATACCCCGCAATCCGATAGACAAGAAGCTATTGTTCAAATTTATTACATCACTCGCAGCGAGTTGTACAACAGACTGTACAAGCATCCTAAGCGCGAGCAGATTGTTAAGCGAGTCACTTCAGGCTATCACGCTAAAACCGATGAAGTTCCTGAAGGCGTTAATCGAATTATTATGTCACAGTCTCAACCTGAGATGTACGGTAATGTGGATTTAGACTTAGCTGGCATGAATCGTTATAAAGCTCGGGTAGCTGAAGACACAATCAAAATGCACGAACTTTGGGTATGGAATGACGATAC